GTAAAGGCGTCATTCGTTAACAATGCGCAAGAGATGGCATGGAGCCGGTGGTTGCCTGAGATTCAAAGGCTTGAGGCTGCTATGACAAACGACGTATGGAACGCAAGACCGAACTTCACATGCAGAAAGTTTTGCCACGTAAAAGACTGTGAGCACAATGGAAAAGGACAATGGAGATGACAGCCAAGAAAACCCCCAAAGTTGAAGAGGTTACTTCCCCTCTAAATGATGTACCTTATGAAATGCGTAAATTAGCGTGGCCCTTTAAGACTCCAAAAGAACACGAACTAATTCTTAAGTGGGCTAGAAAACAAACCAAGATAAGGAGAATTGTATTTCCATGAGCGCAAATGATGAACAGGTTGGCGGTACGCATTACAAGGACAAGTCTATTCAGCCTTGGGATTACATAGCCGCCAACAACATCGGGTACTTTGAGGGCAACATTATTAAGTACGTTTCTCGATGGCAAAGCAAGGGTGGCGTCGATGACTTAAATAAAGCCGCGCACTACCTTGAAAAATTAATTGAGTTGCAAAAGGAGCAATAGCATGTCATACGAACTAGACTACAGGGCACAGGGCACTGCTAATCGTAGACTGCTATCTGCGGTTGTGGCTTTAGCGATTCAAGATGCGCAATCAAAACCCCGCAGACTAGGGAAACTGCGTATACCCACAGATGAGGCAATTTCTGCAATCTACTTTTTGTTCCAGCATTCTGATACTTATTTGAGCATTTTAGACATAGATCCTCAGCAGTTTCGTGAAAGATTATTGAAGTTGATGTTTGACATGAATAGAAAGATTGTTCAGTTTGACCCAATTAAGCGCCGAAACTTCAGGTACAACTACGAATGGATGCGACGTAAAGAAAACATATTAGACCTAACCAAGGCTTACGAAGCAGAACTTGAGAAACTAGACGAGGATGAAGAAAATATATTAGAAACCAAACTAAAGGAGAAGAACACATGAAGAATCGTGAATGGCAAGAACTAAATGTAAACGAAGTAATTCAATTAATTAGTGAAAACATAACCGACCCAAGCCCTGAGTTACTACAAGAACTTTATAGTTTGATGTCAGATGTCGATATGTATTTACAGGAGAAGAACAGTGGCAATTGAGATGACCAATTTTGAAGAGAAGGTGTGGAAGTATCTACTTTCTCACCCCAAAACTCCCGTTCAGGCAAAGACTATTGCAAGGGAATGGATTGCAAGCGAGGGCAAAGTAGGTCGTACCTTAAACAGGTTTGTTGAGAACGGTATCGCGGACTTGATACGAATGGGTTCCAAGAAGTTTTATAAGGTGAAAGAAGGACTCCTCTAGTTTGGATGAACAAAGGCCTTCAACAAAAGAAAATCTACGCAAGGCACTAGCGCAATCACATAGTCCTTTGGTTTGGATGAACAAGTACGGGCACGTTGCGTCGTTTAAAAACGAAGAACTTGGCTATACCGACTCTCTCTACACCATACCAGTTGAATACAAAGCCGAGATCGAGCGGTTGCACAAAGAAATTGAGCGTTTGAGACAGGCATACCACAGGGTCAAGGATGAGAACGAGCGGCTGGCCCTTGACTTAGGTATCAAAGATAATCCACAATTTGGGAAACCTTTTTAGGAGATTATCATGCCTTACGTAAACAAACCCCGCCCCTACAAGAAAGAATGGCAACAGCAAAAGGATCGTGATGAAAAAAGTCTACGAGCCACACGAGAGCGTGCCCGATACGACATGGACAAAAACGGGACAGATAAGAACGGAAATGGCAAAGCCGACGCTAGAGAGGGGAAAGATATTGACCACGTCAAGCACTTATCAAAGGGCGGCACTAACGCCAAGTCCAACCTTAGACTTAAATCAGTTTCGGCTAACCGATCATTCTCTAGGAACCCTGACGGGTCGGTACGCAAAAACGTCTCCAAAAAGTGAGGAAGGCTACGCAAAAGAACTAAGACTATTCTTTGCTCAAAGTGGGTGGAAGTATCGAGAGCAATGGCAAACAGCCAGTGGTAATTTGATTGACTTTTTAGTAAAGGCTCCTCATGACGGGGGACACATATTCTTTGGCGTTGAATGTAAAAAGGATATGAACACAAGTACGGCTACTACAACGCTTGCAGATCATTTTGAGCAAGCGGCTGCGTATTCTAAAGATTTAAAAATGCCTGTGTTTTTAGGGCCGGTATATTACCCGGGGAGTGCTAACTCCGCATGCCTTGGGGGTAACACAATAAAGCCAATAGCGGCTTTAAATATTTTTGGTGGTAGGATGAATGTAGGTACTCTTGTTTATAGAACAGGATTTAACTCAACTTACAACTACAGTAATTGGTACTTACTTATGAGGGGCGATTACTTTTGGGAACCCTACAAAGGCTTTAATGAATCACGTTTAACTTATGTCGTATCAACTGGGTCAAAGAAAGAAAGAATGCCTTTAAAAGTATGGAAATAATTAATAACCAAGTGCTGGTAGTTCGGACTAAGTTTCCTAGCCGTATTACAGAGACAATTAAGAAAAGCAAAGTTGTCCAAAAGAATGGAGAAGTTAGTGAAGTAGCAGTTAACTGGGGATTACATGAAGCCCAAACACTGCGCACATTAAATCTTAGGAATGTGCCGTCCCCAATAATACGGGACTACAAATGGCCCGGGGCTTACCCCCCGATGTCTCATCAAAAAGATACGGCTTCATTCCTTACCCTGCATAAGCGAGCATTCTGTTTTAACGAACAGGGCACAGGCAAGACTGCGGCGGCTATATGGGCGGCTGACTATCTGATGGAGCAAAGACTAATTAATCGGGTGCTAGTTATTTGCCCTCTGTCAATCATGCAAGCGTCTTGGCAATCAGACCTATTTAAGTGTGCGCTACATCGCACGGTGGCTATTGCGCATGGGTCTAGGGATAAGCGCAAGTCTATTGTCAATAGTAACGCCGAGTTTGTTATTGTTAATTACGATGGCGTGGAAACCATAGCCGACACCATTATTGAAGATGGCACGTTTGATCTGATCATTGTGGATGAGGCCAATGCCTATAAGAATGTAGTTACCAAGCGTTGGAAGACGCTACAAAAAATAATTAAGCCGACTACATGGGTCTGGATGATGACCGGAACCCCTGCCGCACAGTCTCCTACGGATGCCTATGGCTTGGCTAAGATGGTTGTTCCACAGTCTGTTCCACGGTTCTTTGGGGCATTCCGAGACATGGTTATGACTAACATTAGCCGGTTCAAGTGGGTGCCCAAATACAATGCTCAACAAACAGTTTTTGCTGCATTGCAACCTGCTATTAGATTTATTAAAGAGGAATGTATTGACCTGCCGGAAATAACTTACACCGCACGGCACGCACCGCTTACGGCCCAGCAGGAAAAGTACTATCAGATTCTTAAGAAAGATATGTTGTTGTCTGCGGCGGGTGAGGAAGTATCTTCAGTCAATGCTGCTACAAACCTTACTAAATTACTACAGATTTCAGGCGGTGCTGTTTACACCGACTCCGGTAACACAATGGAGTTTGATGTATCAAACCGTCTCAACGTGGTGCAAGAAGTTATCGAAGAAGCATCTCATAAGGTTCTAGTATTTGTCCCGTTCACTCATACGATTACGCTTCTTAGTGAGCACCTATCAAAGAATGGGATTACATCAGAAATAATTAATGGGCAAGTTCCTGTTAACAAGCGAACAGATATTATCAAGCGCTTTCAGGAAAACCCTGAGCCAAAAGTATTGATTATCCAACCACAAGCCGCTGCACACGGTGTAACATTGACTGCTGCCAATGTAATTATTTGGTATGCCCCCGTCACTTCTATTGAGACCTATCTGCAAGCAAACGCTCGCATACACAGACAAGGACAAAAGAACCCAATGACTGTTGTGCATATCACGGGAAGTCAGGTAGAAACTAAGTTGTATGGGATGCTACAGAACAAACTTAATGTCCACACTCAATTAGTTGATTTGTACAAAAATGAAATTAGTTCTTGACACAGTACAGTTTTAGTAGTAATATTAAACATCGGACATAGATCCGAGTGCTTAACCAAGAGGATAAAAATATGGATGTTTCCGTAGATAAACTTGTCTCTGTTTATATTAAGATGCGCGATGAGCGTGATCGAGTTAAGCAGAGCATGGAAAAACAGGTTGAAGACATTGAAGCGCAAATGAAAGTTATTAGCGCCGAGTTGCTCGACATCTGTAAAGAAGCCGGGGTTGATAGTTTCCGCACACCGTTTGGTACTGCTTACCGCACTCTCAAGAGCCGGTATTGGACTAACGATTGGGAAAACTTTCATAAGTTTATGAAAGAACAGTTTTTAGAGGAAAACCCGGATACGCATCCCGCCGGACTTCAGGTTGAAAAAGAGTATGCAATTACCATTAGGAGAAAATAAATGAGTAACGAAATTAGTTTGTTTCAACAAGCAGTACCCGACTACATTAAAGAAGCCGGTGTAGATGAGTTAACCCGTTCGCTAGGTGGCGGCGGTGGTAGCAAGCGCATATCCATTCGCGGTGCTGTATTCCGTATGATGGTAGGCGGCGAGGAGATTGCCAAGAACGAAAGCCGTTCCATGAACATTGTAATTGTAAATGGAACCAAGCATGTAGCACGGAAGTTCTATGCCGGTAAGTATGTAGCCGGTGAGTCAGCACCTCCTGATTGCTGGTCTAATGACGGCATCTCTCCTGATGCAAGTGTAGAAAGCCCACAAGGCCCAAATTGTGATAACTGCCCACAGAACATTAAGGGTTCAGGCAATGGTGATTCGCGTGCGTGCCGGTACGAAAAACGTTTGGCAGTTGTATTAGCCGACGACATCAAAGGTAGTGTTTATCAATTGTTGCTCCCATCAAAGTCCTATTTCGGCAAAGGCGACATCGACAAGATGCCGTTTGAGCAGTACGCCAAATACGTTGCTTCACAGGGATACAACATCAATATGATTGTCACCGAAATGAAGTTTGACTCGGACAGCGACAATCCCAAGTTGACCTTCAAGCCTATTGGTTTCCTCTCCAAGGAACAGTGGGAAGTAGCAAAACAGCAAGGTGCAACCTTGGATGCAAAACAAGCAATAGTAATGACTGCATCACAATCAGATGCAAAACCGAAAGCAATTGCCGCCCCGGTAGCATCTACTGTGAACAAAGCCGAAGTAAAAGCAGAAGCCGAAGCAGCGGTTCCTGAGCCAACCAAGAAAGTTTCTAAGAAGGCTGCGGAGGCGCCGACTGAGAAAAAAGACCTCGCTGAAATTATGGGCAACTGGGCTACGGATGACGAGTAATGACGGACAGTCGTGGTTACAGTTCTCGAATTGTTAAGGCGAATAAAGAAGCCAGCACGGAAAACCCCGGTGTATCACTGGGGCGACTGTGTATTGCTAAAGAAATCCCTGTGTCTGATGTTTCTACTTACTTTGGGGTAAGCCGAATGACCATCTACAAATGGTTCAAGGGTTTAGAAATACCAAGGCAGAAACAAATTGCAAGGATCGAAGAAGTTTTAGCAAAGGCTAAATTTAGCGTTTAGTAACACGGGCATCTAGTTCGACGGAACGAAAAGGGGTTAATCGCCGCAACCCCCTGATGCCCTTTCTTTTCTGCGGCGCAAGGGCGGCAAATGGCAACTACAGAATTACTGTCGGCGGTGCTTCCATCCGAAGGGTGGTATTGCATTGTTGGGCTAAAGGCGGGGAATAAGCCAAGACAGACATTCCATGAGACATTGGATGAATGCGAGCAAGCAATTGCTGGCTTGATGGAAGACGAATATAACGCATACTTTGCATGCTCAAAGTACGAGACAAACAAGTCACGTACACAACCAAATGCCAAGTACATCAAAGCCTTTTGGTTAGATATTGATTGCGGTGAAGGCAA